TGGACAACTGTTAATTCACAATCTAAATTTCTTTTTAGATAATGAGATGTAATCCATCCTGCGGCGCCTCCACCAACTACTACGAATCTAACCATGATATTAAATGAGGATGTAAATAATTTTTATATTGCTGATTCCTAGAATAATCAAATAGAGTTATTTCTCTAAGCATTTTTTCTTTATCTTCTACATTTCTTCTAAAATATGAATTACGAATTTGAGTAAATTTTTTCGAATCTAACCAAGGAATATGTTCTAATAATTGTCTACTTAAATATATTGGGCTTATGCCTCGTTGATCTGGATACACTTCACAATATGAAATATAAACTTTCTTCGGGAGAGTACAACACCACTGCCAATGGTCGTGTAATTCTAAAATATTTAGAGCGGAAACAACAACCGCAATATTTACTCTTCCTAAATTTGTTGATGCTTTTAAAAATAATCTTACAGACCTATCAAGCTCATCAAACGATTGAGGATATCTTATATATTCGTAACATTCTTCAACGGCATCTATACTTAATTTAGGATGTTGTTTTTTAAACTTATTTAACTTTTCAATTAAAAGAGGATTAAACATCGTACCGTTTGTATGATACGCGAGAATTGTATCTTTAGCCCAACCTTCAGCGATATATTTATCAAGAAGTTTTATAATTTGATTATCAAAGAACGGTTCCCCACCGCTAAATCTAAGTTCCTTTACAGGATTATTTAAGAGCCATTGATATTGTTTGGTATTGATAGTTTTTGGAATTGTCATCCGCCCTCTAAATTTACCACACGTGGCTTCTTCGACTTCGTGAAGCAAATGTTCTTTACTAAAGAATTCAAAGTCTAACATTAATCTATGACTTGTTTGAGGATCACACATCCTGCAAGCAAGATTACATTTATTAGAAGCAATGAAATCTACTACATCTAATTTTCCTCTGGGCTTAGTATCATCATTATGGATTCTGAAAGATTCGATACCTCTATCTTCCATATCCCAACAAGTTTTACAAAACGGGTGTTTTTTATTATTGGAAAGGGCTTCTCGTAATTCTTTAAACTGTTTAGAATTAAAAGCTTCTTCAGGTGTGAAATCTGTATTCTGCCAATCCATTGGATCTTCCCAATCTGGTCGCGACATATTACAGCAGGGATGGAACCATTTAATTCTATCACCATCCCAATCTCTAATAGTTATTTGCTTAAAAGGATAACTGCATAACATTAGTTTACATAAAAATCATCATCTGGAATTCCAGGTTTCCAACCCAATCTTTTAATCTCGGTGGGGTCAGCGCATGTTTCTTCACTCTCGCCTTCTACATTTTTAAATTCAATTGAATTAATATCAACACCTTCAGGTGCATGTTCTTTAGCAAAATCATAAACGGATTTAGGAGTACCGTATCCAATATCATAAACCCTTTGAAAATGTTGATATGATATAAATGTTTTTCTCATAAGTAAGTATATTGCTTTTACACAATCACCCACATATAACCAATCTCTCGTATGTGTTGTTAAATATCCAATATTTCCTTCTTGTAGTTGCCTATAAAACATATCAGGCCGAGATTGAGGACCCCATACTGTAAAGAATCTCATTCCTATAGCATTTTGTGGTGCCATAGCTTCGCATGCAAATTTTGTCATTGCATAAGGACTTTTCATATCTGAAACAGAAGAACTTGATGCGTAAAAGATTCTAGAATTTTTATAAGTTTCGAAAATACGTTTGGTGCCTTTTATGTTTGTATCACTATATTTTCGTAAATGTTTTGGATCCCAACTTTCTCGAACGCCTGCTTTAGCAGCTAAATGAACAACAACGTCAACATCATCATGCGGTAAAGGATCTTTAGTGATATCACAATCTTCATGAGGTACATCTCGATCTTCCCACCCTAATCCTGAACAATTATCAATACCGTGAACTTCATGTCCTTGTTCAGTTAAAAAATTATATAAGTGATGACCAATAAATCCTTTAACGCCAGTAATTAAAATTGTTCTACATCTACTTTCGCTCATAGCCATTCTTGTAATGTTGTTTCGAGAGTCTTCCAATAATTAAAAGATTTCTCTTCGAAGATTTGTGGTTCTTCGTTTTCAACCCCAATTACTATAACAATATTATTAATAGGAATTTCTGTTCTTTCTTCAAACATTATTGAATAAGCTGTTGCTTGAAGAAAATATTCTTCAACCCATTCTTTCTTTTTAGGTTTTCCGGAAGTCTTCCAATCTATAATTGCTTTTTGACCTTTCCAATCTGCGACACAGTCACAGCGACCAGCAACACCTAATTGTTTACTCCATAATGGAATTTCGATTCCTGCAATATTAGAAAGATTATTATCTAGGAAGGGTTTAATTGAATTGAACATTGCACGAACATTTGGTTGTGAATCTTCGAAATAATTTTCTTTATTATCGATATAATTTTCTACAACTTTGTGCACTTTTGTTCCACGGCGAGTAGCTTGAGTTGTTATTTTATTTGCTTCTTCTTCACCAATTCTAGCTCTCCATTCTTTAAAAAATTGGGCTTTCTTTCTACCCAACACTGTTGTAATTGATGGAAAGGATCCATCTGGTGTTTCATAAACACGGGCACCGTTTGTGGTTTTAGATTTCAATTCTTCAAATTCAAGTTCTACATGATCAAACATTCATATTACTCCCAGGATAATTCCTTTTCATTTGTTTCAGGTGGTCAGTGAAAGCCTCATCTGGCTTCTTCTTATGACCCTTTGCTGTAGTACCTGAAATATTATCATAAACAAAGCTTGGACATGCAACTTTCTGTTGAATTCTCCCACTGCATTTCGGACAAGGGCTTTCCAAAGGCTCATGCCTTCTTGCAATGGGGAGAATATCTTCGAATTCGTAATCACAATCCACGCAACCATAATCATATGTTGGCATAATTTACCTATAAAAAATGTGTGTATCTATTTTAACCGTTTTTCGCTTATATGACGCCCAACGGGGATCATTAATATAATCAGCATGGTAATGTGTTGCTCCATCTGTTATATCTCTCATATCATCATTATGATAGAACCATGTGGCTAGCGATTGAATTGATCTCCAATTTCTGCCTTGAAATGGTTCATCATGTTTACCATCGCAGTACCACGAAAACTGGCATTGATCCCTCTTAGGGAACCCGTTTGCGTGATGCTTACCCTCATAAATGACGTTACAGTAAGTATTAGGAAAATAATTGCTTGTTACTCTATTATGTGTAACGTGAGCTACTGCCAGTTTTCCTGCTGTACTTTCTACTGCGGCTTCAAAATATATATTCTTAGCCAGACAAGCGATTTCTTGATATGCTTTATTGGCTGGTGATATTAATGTACTCGGATCGACAACTCTTTGTAAGCTGAATCCTCCAGTATGATTTGCATTAGTCATGCCAGGCAAATGCCTCTTTGCATTCGCCATTGTGAACGAATCTGCCGGTTGGTTAAGCGTTGAAGGTACAATCTTCGCCGCATCCGCTTCAGTCGTTTGGATGACTATTTTTGCTGGGTAAAATGTTATTATTACCGCCATAACAAAAGCTAATAAAATCTTCATATAGTTACTCCGAAATGTTAATTCACACTTCCATAATTATACAATTTTTATATGTTGCTTGATTTCTTTTGCTTTTTCTTTTCTTTAGGCTCTTCCTTAAGAACCTCTTTTTGTATCGGTGGTAGCAAATGGGGGAAAGTTTCAACTACGAGCTGATACGTTAAACCTTTAACACCAAGATCCTTTGCTTTTATATTAACAAGGAACTCTGCTTCTCTGGGTGTAACGCCTTCTAGCATTTGTATATACATAGTCTCTCTTTTTACAGAATTAATATTTCTTCCTACGCAAAAAGCTTCTCCACCTGGGCCGTCAACAAAATATCTTAATTTTCGTATTTGTTGATACAACATAGTTGATGATGGATCTTCAGCACCCGCGTTAAAAGGTGGCTTCCCCTTAGGCAACAAAAATTTTACATCTGGATGAAATGTATACCACAATAAATTTTCCAGATGGTCTGTTTGATTGTTCTTAAGTAGCTCTCCTCTCTCTTCCTGGCTCTTTGCCTTATCTACTAATTCTAATAATTCTAATAATGATGTAGCCATAATCTAAAACTCCTGTATCGATTCAGTCATATCTTTTAATCGATGCTTAATGAAATAATTAAGCATTCTATCGCGACCTAAAAATTGGTCGCTTTCATAACGTGTTCTTATATTTATCTCGATTTTATCTGGGATACAACCCAAATCAATCAATGTTTCGTTGCGTTTAAAGTTTCTAAGAATCTCTCCCTCGAATGCTTTTTCCGGTGTTATATTTAGCCAATCAAGGATTTTTCTCTTAGATAATGGCTTCTGTCTTAGGCCTTCTACAAGGCAAGTATCACCTGAAAGAATATTAGGGATACCGTCAGTTCTATCACCTTTTACTATCAAGGCACGCAATTGTTTTTCCGGTTCCGGTTCTTTAATGAATTTTTTAGTTCGAGGAGACCATTGATAAACGTTAGGATATCGTTGTAATTGAATAAAATCCTTATCAGAGGAAACTATTAATATATTATAATCTCTAGAAGAATAATCCTTACAAATAACACCTATAATGTCATCAGCTTCACAACCATCCAGAGCAACTACTCTATAAGGCATATTTTCCGCCATTTCATCTCGTATTCCATCAAGAATCCCAAATAGCGCTGGCCAATCAACATTTTGTTTATTTTCTTCTCTCGCTTTCTTTCTATTAGCCTTATATTGTGGGAAAAACTCTTTTCTCCAATTATTTTTGCTATCACAACAAAAGACAATATCTTTTCCATACTTGGCACTAAATTTTGTTTTAATCATTTTAATATTATTAAGAACCATGTGCCTCATTACATCATTTTCTTTTCCTGGTTCAAAATGTTTTTGAAATTGCATAAAGTTTGCAATTATCATTTGATTGTAATCAATTAATATCATATTATTTTTTTCGTTTAAGTCTCACCACCTTTTTAACTATCTTTTTTTTAGATTTTTTAGTGGTTATTATTGTTTCACACTCTTCTGTCATTTTTTCATAAAATTTTATTAACCTATTTTGTTGGTGACCGCTTAAATGGCTATATGCTTCTTTAAAATCCGGATCTCCCTTTTTAGCTAATATTATTTCACTAGCTAACTCAGAAATTTCTACTTTTAAATGTTTAGCAACAGGCCTTGTGACTTTATTACGTTCTAAAAATTGTTTGAAATTAAATTTCTTTTTAAATTCATCATCGATTTGTTCATCGATAACTTCTTCTATATCATACCTCAATCTTCTCGCAGCTTCCCGGATTCTTTTTTGAATATCTGGTTTTATTTTATCGGGCTTGGAATCATTTACTACTTTGCGTACATTAGCAATCTCTTCTATCTTTTTTAACTTATCGATAAAGAGGGTTTCGAGGTGTTCTGGTAAATGATCAATCCCCCGTGTTTTTAACCGCGCAATATAACCAACATGCATTCCTACTGATTCTAAATCTATTGGTTTAATCTTTTTAGGTGATTTACTTTTTACCTTATTCTTCTTATAATATTCTTGAACAAAATCCATGCATTCTTTGAAATCATAAAATTTATAATACCATCTGAATGCATTATGAACTTCTTCTTCTAACTTCTCATCCTCTAAACCATCCCAATCTCTAGGATCGGGTTCTTCACCCATATGTTTTGCTTCAAGTGATCTTTTCTGAAAAGCCATTTTAACTCTTATTATTAATTCGTTCCTTTAATTGACACATTATGTAGTGTAAAATGATCGACATTATACCTTCACACTTTTCCATATGATTTAAATTAATATGTATATAACTTGAGAGTTTATCTTTTAAAATTCCTCCATCATATCCCAAAATACCATAAGTTTCCATCCCGTTTAAATGGGCCCATTCAACGGCATTTATAAGATTGTCACTGTTCCCACTACCACTTATAACGAATAATCCATCACCTTCATTAGCATAAGATACTAACTGGTGCTTAAATATATTATCGTATGAATCATCGTTAGATGTAGCAGTAATGAAGCCGATATCGTTGCAAAGAGATATAGCTTTAATCCGGGGCTTTGAAATTCCATTTTCAATAGTTCCTTTTGTCAAATCTTGCGCAAAATGATTAGAGTTGCACGCACTGCCACCATTCCCACATATAAAAAATTGTTTTTCGTTTATATATATGCTCCAAATACATTCTATTAGGTATTTTATAGAGCTTTCCTCAACTTCTTGTAAGGAATTATATATAGAAGTCGCGTGTCCTAACCATCCTACTTTATCTTTTATTTCTATTTCAGTACCCGCTGTTATTGCGAACATTTTATTTTCTTCGATCTTTCGATTCCAGTTTATATCTATATTTTTATTAGTCATTGTAAAATACTATTCTAGTTCCTTGATCATCGAATTTAACATCGAACGTATCAAAAATCCTATTTCTCATATGTATCTCATTTACATTGTCAGACATAAAAAGCAAATACCCTCCTCCACCTGCTCCACATATTTTATATCCATAAGCCCAAGGAATTGAAGATTGAACAATGTTATTAATTGCTTTATTAGTAATTCCTTTGGCAAGAGTATTTTTAATTTGCATAGATTGACTCATAGACAATCCAAAATCCTCATATTCTTTATTTTTATAAAATTCTAAAGCTTGAGTACAAAAATCATATATTCCGTCATACTTTTTAATCTTTTTTTCGATAGTTTCTTTTTGTGAGGAAAGGATTGAAGATGATTGTCTAGAGATTCCAGTGTTAATTAAAACGAACTTTTTTTCAAACTCGCTATCATATTGTAATTCTTTAATATTTACTGCACCATCTTCAAAAAACTGAAAATGGTTAAATCCGCCGTAGCTGACAGCAAACTGATCTTGTTTCCCAATTGGCTTATCTAAGATTTCGAGCTCAATATGGCATGCTAGATGCGCTATATCAATCTGATTCATTGGCTTCTCAATCCAAGTACTCACAGCGTTTATTAATCCGACCAAAATACTCGAAGATGATGCCAAGCCAGATCCTTCAGAAGGTATGTCGGCTAAAGTGGTTATTTCGAGACCCGGTTTTACTTTAAAATACCTGAGGACTTCGCGAATATATTCATGTTCGATATCATCAATATAATTAGCTGTTTCCTTTTTAGTATAATTACATACAAATTGATCTCGATATAATCTATTTAATATAACATAAGTAGATTTATCGATAGCAGCACTTATAACCTGGCCGCCTCTAGGTGATGAGGTATAATATTCTGGAATATCCGTTCCGCCGCCGAAAAAACTAATCCGCAGGGGTGTTTGACATACTAACAATTCTCTTCTTCAATTCTGTTGATGAATAATGATGTAATCTCTTACAATAATGAAGTTTAATGTTTCGTTCTTTACAAGTATTATAACCTGTTATAAACTTTTTGTCACGTAAATAATCTTCACCTAAAAATCTAATGTGTATTTCTGATGTTTTTAATATACTTTTAAGATCTTCTTCTGATTCATAAGGAATAATTTCATTAACATATCTACACCCTTTTAATTGGGTGTATCGTTCGAAAACAGTCTGTATTAAATTATTTTTATGTAGTGGACTAGTATGAAGCCCGACAATTAAATAGTCGCATTTTTTTCTCGCCTCCTGTAACATTAAGATATGGCCTGCATGTAATAGATCAAAGCTGGAAGCAGCGAACCCATTTACTTTCATTATTTCTCCGTCTGGATCCTGTTGATTTCTGATACTTGTTTGACTTTTTGTATCATTTCTACGTTGGATAGTCTTTTATGTAATTGCCATCCAATTATAATCCATATTAATGTAAGCATAAGAATTAATGTTGTATTAAACCACGGTTTCATCTTCCTCCTTTTCATCAAGTTCATCTTCTATATCCATTAACCCAAACATTTCTAACCACTTAGGTGCTCTATAATCCCAACTATAATATTTGTCTGCGTGGACTTTAGCTAAATCTATTATCTTTTGATTTTCATCATCCCAATATGTATCCAATATTTTATCTATCTCATCTGCTATTCTTTCACAATGCTCTATTTCGTCTTTGATATACGGATACATAATAGCATGATCAGAACATGTTTCTGGTAATGCTCCTAAACTATTTGTAAGCATTAAAGTTCGGGAAGACATTGCTTCCATGGCCGTTCTACAAGAAGTTTCCTCCCATATACATGGATAAGGCCAAATATGCATATCTTTCCACTCATCTCTTAAAGGCTTACCCTTAACAATAGGGTGTAAGGTCATATTAGGATTCTCTTTAATATGTTCAAACAGCTCTTTGAATGGTTCATTGTTTTCTGGCCAACCATATATTTCAAAACTTGAATAAACATGTAAATGCCAATCTTTTCTTTCAAGTAAATGTAAAGCATTACATAACACATGCAATCCTCTTTGAGGAGTAGATGCGTAAATTAGATTAAGGTTACCATCTTTGGGCTTTTCATTATGTTCGTGAGGAAAGATTGCTGTTTTCATTACTTCACAGCGCTCCATTGGTAAATCATATTTTTCTAAAAATGTATGAAGTTGCCAAAAACTTGAAAAAATAAATTTTTCAAATTGTAATTGTCCTTCTTTGTTTTTTAAAAAATCATGTCCTCCGCTGGAATCTTTTGCTAAATCATGAAACCACCAAAGTTTAGGTAAAAGAGATTGTAAATCATCGTTATATAACCTCGAAATTATCCATTGATATCCTTTTTTATATTTTTTAGGTAAATGTGACCATAATTCTAAAGTTGTTAATTCCGTTCCACCAAAAGAATTTTTAGCTACGTTCTTATTTCCTCTTTGAGGTATTGTTTGATCTTTATAAATGTCTTTCATATTTCAACCTTAAATGTTCTTGGAATATTCTCAACATGTTCTATTACTTCTTTATGAAAATTTATATTTGCTTCTCTACACTCACTTAAAGAGCTCTTATATTGCCTTTGTTCTTTCTCATTAATACATTTCCACCAATCAGTTGTAACACAATATAAGGGTTTATGTTTTAAACCATAAAATTTAGAAGACCATGGAAAAGCTATAACAACCTTTCCTAAAAGTGTTCCCCAATAAGCCCCGTGAAAAGAATTTGTAACTACGACATCAGCACTACCTAAAAATTCTATTGTTTCTTCAAAATTCATTTCACTGTTTGCCTTATGCGGATAATCCCATGTTTCTTTTGGCATACCGTGAATAATATTCATTGGAAGTGCACCGTGAAGGAAAAACACAACATCTTGTTTTACTTCATATTCTTTATCAAAAGCTTCATGCATGCAACTCGCACACGGTACCCATCTTGAGGAAGGTATTGAAGTATATAAATCTGGATGATAATCGCGTATACCTAATAAATCAAAATCCCTTACATAAGCTGGATAAGTTATATTCACAGGAGGAATAATTTGTGTTTGTTCATCGAGACAAACATAAGTATGCTCACCTAATCCCCATCCGAATATTTTATAATTTGCATTTTTCTGATATTTTACAACATGAGGCATTGGCCGGAATTGACCTATAAGTCCACCTCCTCCATATATAACATTTTCATGCTCGGGCATATAATCATGGTTTAATTTAAAAATATCTTTTTGATTACCAGGTAAATCAAAGTATTTTGTAGGAGTGCTATACCAGTCCCCTATGTTAGTTTCATCTGTCCTAAATATATTGGTAAACTGTAATTTCATAGAAAAGGTATTAACATGGATTTAAATGATTTTGGTTTTAGTACGGTAAGTGAACAAGAATTTACTTCGGCTGCAAAAGAACCTGAAGAGAAAGTAGTTTCTGCTGCGGTAGAAAAAGCCAAAGCCGGACAAATTAAAGAAGTTGAAGGAACTGTAAATAAAATATGGCAGTTGCTCGATTATCATTATGAGGATATTGATAAGCATAAAGAAAAGTTGAACAAAGAGTATGAAAGGCAAATGAAAGAAGTTGAGAATATGATAGTTCCTCTTCTAAACAACTTAGCAAAGTCTTCAACTAACGAATACATATATTGGCCTAATAGGCGAGAGATTCTAGAAGCACAAATTGAGAAAATTACTAAACATACTCGAGATATTAATATATTCACTGAGTAACTCCATATTTACAAAGGAAGTAGGAATCAACTATATCACCAGCCGGGTTACCAGTTTCTTGAACTAGATCGAATGTGCCCGGTTCATTTTTCCAAGCTTCTAACATTGCTTCTTTGTTCGAATTTCCCTTACCTGTAGCGAATTTCTTGATACTAGTTGGCGCAATAGTTTCATATTGGAATTTATTAGCTTTTAAAACATGTTTTAAAATGCCAGCGTTTTCCGCTATATGAAAAACTCTGCCGGTTGAACCAAATGAATAATCTTCTAATATAGCTTTCTCCACTCTGCCCGTATACCAACGTAATTGTTCTACTGTCCATTCCGCTAAGTAATCATATCTATCTATATCTTTTAATTCTTTCGGGAATTTATAAGCATTTACATTTTGAAGGGCGGACCACCGAGGCCTCCACTTATCCAAAGCAAAAAAACTAAAAGTACAATTAGAAGGAGTAATTGTTCCATCTTTTTTAAATACACAAATACATGGGCTGAGTGTTGAATAATCAATGCCTGCGCAAACCAATTAAAATCCTAACTGTTGTAATTCTTTTATACTATTCTCTGCGGAAGTATGTTGAATTGCAATTCCACCTTTAGCCCTAAAGGCTTCTATATTATTCACATTATCATCAATTAAAAGATTTGGTGATAAATTTTCTTCGACTGCGAAATATTGCTTCTCTTCCCAAAAACAAACATGAATTTTCGAAGGGTATATTTTTAAATGGTTTAAACACCATTTATATTTTTGAACGCGTGCGCCATCAAATTGACCTCTTTTGGGAATAGCTGTAAGGATGTGAATATCAAATAATCCTTTAACATAATCAACTAATAAATCGGCGTCAGGTAATTTGGGTAGAGTTTCAAAAAAATTAGAAGGCAATTTGCTCCAATCATCTGCCCATTCCTGTTTACTCCCACATTGTTTGATAATGGATCCATCAAAATCTGATAGAACACCATCCATATCTAAAAATACTATCATAATCAATCATATACAAAATTCATTTCACCTTCGTGACCGAATTTTTCCTTATATTTTTTATCTAAAATGTCTTCAATCCAAAGTTTACCAGTAAACTCCGGAGCATTTTCTATTTCTTTCCACAATTCTTGAATTGCGGTAACACCTAACGATTCTGTGTGTTTCTCTATAACAACAACACAATCATCAACATATTTTTCAAATGCTGTTTTCATATAATCCCTATTATATATCATTATTAAACAAATTTCAACGAAAAAATTAAATTAAATCTACAACCTCACATCCACCAGGAGCCGCGCATGCTGCAGTTTGTGCTCCAGCAGTGTGGTCCTCTTTTTCATAATCTCCTAATTTATCCCATACTACATTTTTTGGCATTTTAGTTAACAGTTCTTTATATTCTTTTTCTTCGCAATCCTGATAAGGTGCTTGTTTATACGTATGTTCACTAAAAGGTAAAAATGAAATACCACTAATTGAATCAAAGTTATCATATACCCACGATCCAACTGTCATCCATTCTTCTTCTTTAACAGATACTGTAACGGAAGGTTTATGCTCACACCAATGATCTTGATATATCTTCCATAATTCCAATTGTTCCATAGCCGTCATGTCTTGTCGACATACCGCACTCTTTGGACTTTTTTGTGGAAAAGAAAATACTGTAGTATGTTGTGGTTTAGTTACATCTGGTTCATTTGGGAACCCGGCGTCCTTCATAAATTGACACAAAGGATCTTTATTGTCCGCTCTCACTGTGCGAATATAATAGGGATTATGGCGCGCATGAATTCCACTTGAAGAATCAACAAGCTGACTAACAGTGCCGCTAGGCTTAACACAAGTAATAGCTGCACTACGAGGGACACCAAGTTTTTCTGACCATTCTTTATTAGTTTCAATAGCAACATTCCGGAGCTCCTCCAAAAGTTTACCTGTTTTATCTTTTCCTTTTTTACCATTAGTTAATTCATTATCCATTATTCCGGTAAGAGAAACTCCCAAAAGTCGTTCTTCTTCGCAATTTCGGGCCCATTCTTTAGTGAGGTATTTGAAGTTTGTAAGGGTAGATTGGAATGTTCCAAGTATTGTTGCATTGCGCACTTTACTTTTAAGAGACTCCCTAGTGTCCCGTCCTCTGACAACGACTTCAGATAAGTTGCAGAATTCTCGCGACCGTAAAATGATCTCGCTGCATGGATTTGTACCAAAGTCATCTCTGGTATCTCGTCTTCGTATATAATCTCCTGTCTCTGCATCGCGTTCCCTTTCGTTTAGTTTCTGGACTTGTCTACTAGCTGAATCACCATTATAAATTCCACGTTCACCGGATTTAGAATCATAAAGAGATAACCATTCTCTCATAAATGTTCCGGTGTCTGGTCTTTCTTTATAGTTAACTGAATTATTCGATAAAGCTCGTTGTACATTTCGCTTCCACCATTCTCCGTGTTTAGCAAATCTCATTTCTCGATCATTAAGATCACTTAAACTAATTAGAGCACTTCTTCGTACACCACCTACAACAACCACTTCCGCAGTTTTACATATAATATCATGACATTCAAGTGGTTTAAGTTTTCTTCCGGCAGACGTTTTAAATATATCCGTTACAAAGTGAAATAGTTCTACTAGCGGTTCCGGTCCTGATGCGCGACCACCAAATGTCTTTAATGGCATTCCGGCAGGTCTAACTTTACTAACATCCCATTTAGGAATAAGTCCTTGATATAATAATGATATTAATTCTTTATAAGATCTACACCAACCTAATTTACTATCCGCAACAATTATAGTTGTGTCTGTTGGATAAAATTCTTCTGCAACTATCGGCATCTGTTTTACATGTTGTTCTTCAACTGAAAAACCTACTCCAGTTCCATTCATTAGAACATACATTATTTCATCAAACGTTCTTTGATTATCACACTTTAAATATGAACAATTATACCCGGCAACATTTTCTTTTTTAAGAGGTTCTCCTGCTGTCATCAAACATCTCATAGAAGGCATAACTTCTAAATTTAAAACAGCATCCTCTAATACCTTTCTATCCTCATCAGGAAGATTATATTTACATTTTTCTTTTAGGTCTTCCTTAAAAAAATCAAAATATCTTCCGATTGTTTCTTCCCATGTTTCTCTTCTTTCTTGATCCCATTTCCATCTTGCGTATCTAGAAAGATGAATAAATGATTGATATTCTGTGGGTAAGTTCATTCATTTTCCTTTCGTATTTTCTCTAAAAATTCGGTTGATTCTCTCTCCGATAGTCCGTACTTAGACATTATCCAGCTTCCGTTTAAATTGTCCCTTATGATATCCATTTCTTTTTGCGTAAACGTAACCGAGTTTTGAATATAATCTTCGTACGCTTCACAACATAGAGGAAATTCAGGTTTTACTAATCCATACATGGCGTTAGCAAAATCTTGAACTTCTTTTTGGGCGTGGCTATCCATTCTTAACTTGCAAAATTTAAAAAAGTTATTTAAATCTACTTTCCATATAACTTCAGTATAGTTGCCTACTGGCAACACAGAGCGAGCTAATTCTCTCGCGACATCTAATTCTAATAGATTGTGATAAGAATGAATTGCATTATCATATATGCGATTAAATTCAAATTTAACAAGGCCTTTTTCTTCAATTTCTTCACCTCTTCCTTGATTATTCTGAGTCGATTGTTTTTGTATATAATCATCTTGAGGGACATAAAAATCCTCACTCATTATCGAATAACGCCCGGAATATTCATTTAAATTCGCCGTCCGATGTCGAACTATTTGCCTCATAACGAAAATAGGTAATTTCAAATAAAACTTTACTTCACACATCTCAAAAGGTGATGTGTGTTTATGTCTCATTAAATATCGAATTAAGTTACGAGTTTCACTATTTTTTTTAGTGCCTTTGCCGTAACTTATCCTAGCAGCATCGACTACATCATCGTCACTTCCCATTATATCTAATAATCTAACGAGTCCATCTTCATGAACCTTCACTTCCTCATTCATGTTCTTTTCCACTGGTTAAATTTTAATCTTGCGGGAAGACCGCGATAAGTATTGGTATTTATTATATCGATAATTTCCAAAATATCCATATCACCTAAAACCATATCATTGATATCTTTAAATTTAACAGTGTCAGGCCAGATGCAAATTGCGAAACCTTTTTTAATAGTATTCTCAACTTTATGTACAATTTCCTGATTTCTTGGCTCATTATCATAGACAAAAGTAACCTCTTTTGCATAGAACATACTGGCATCATCTAAGTCACTTCCTGCCATAGCTAAGGCATTCGGAAGAAACATGCTATCAAATGGTCCCTCAACAATATATGTTAATTGCTTCGGATCATTTCTATCTAATCCGAATATTTTAGGAGCATTCTTATCTATTTTAATAGTAAAATATCTTAGTGTATTATTTTCTAAACTTCTTCCCTGCGCCGCGATTAAATTTCTATCTTTATCAAAAAATGGAATTATTATTCTAGGGTCTTTTTCTTTTAATCGCGATGCTAATTCTGTATCATATTTACTCACCCAAGTCTTAAAACAATCTGCAAAATACATATCATGATATCGAGTTTTAGGCAACTTTCTTACATCACAAAATTTTACGGCGGGATGTTCTGAATCGAGATCACTTATCTTAGGGGCTTCTATTTTTGTAAATTTGGGTTTTCTAAAAATAGGAACCTTCTCTTCTGTTATCGGCTCACCATTTTCTTCTTTATAATTTTCAAATGAATACTGTTTTGATAATGTAGGATCTATTTTGTCTAGTAACCATTTTAATGGTCCGCCAGCACTACAATTATGACATTTAAAAATTAAATGATTTTTCTTATTGAAGAGATAACCTCTTGCTTTATATAAGTTCTTTTGAGAATCACCACATAATGGGCATCTGAAGTTATATAAGTCTCTTGATTTTCTGGCGAAGCGGGATAAGCGGGAGGAAAGTAAATTGGTATATTTGTGGTCAATGTATAAGCTCATCTTACTCTATAACTAGGGGATTGGTTTAATTAATAATATAGTATTATAATGTATTTCAATGATAATGTCAAGAAAATAAAGAAAAAAAAAGGGACCGCTAAGCCCCTTCTTTATCCACCGAGGATATTAATTACGAAAACATTCTTATAATTTTCATAATTTCCACACCTGCGTTAAGTGCTTCTTCAACTTGAACTTCGATGTCATCAGTAAGATTACCCAGGTCAAATTCATCTTTGGCAAACTGAACTAATTCCGCAAACTCTTCATCATCTAAATCCTGTAATTCTACTAAAACATCTTCAATATTCTCTATAGCTGGTCCTAATCTTTTTAAAGGATCAATGAATTTCATTGCATCAGACCATCCAATATCACCATCTTCCACCGCGGAAGCAGTTGCTTTACCTAATGAAAAAACAAAAGATAGCACTTCTTTCGTTTCCTTTATTCCTGCCATAATTACCTTTCTATATGTTTTTGTGATTAGGATGTGAAGGAAATATACGTCTTTGTTCGCCAATTCCCATTGGCTCTATTCTCCTCATAACATCACCCTTCTTTTTCTTTTTTCTTACTGGTGGATCATCGCCAGCTTCAGCACTACCAGCAATTCCCCCTGCACTCATAGACATTGCAGGTGCATCTTCTTTAACATCTTCTTTATGTTTAATAAAATCCTTAATCATCTGGAGATCCATATCATGCAGTAATTTCCAATCATGATCTTCGGCCCATTTAATGCCGGCTTTTTTATCAGCCTCTATATCACCTTCTGTCAATAAACCAGCTTCTCCCCAATCTTTTAACAAATCTTCATATAATGCATTAAAATTTTCTTCTAGTAAATTTTCATCTGTTAACATTTTCAGATTCTTTTCTTCGCGAAGAAGTAACAAAGCTGCTGCATAAGAAGCAATAGTTGTTTTACCAAAAGGTATCTTACCTAACAATTTTTTCAAATTGAAGATAAGTGTATCCATCATAGTATAGGCATTTTTTTGTTCTATAGTGGTAAAGTCTTTTTTCTTAATAAGAACTTTACCATTCTTATCGATGATGCCTAATTTATATGCGTCTGTTTTTTCGAATTTGGTGACTAATCGCTTTAGGAAGGAAAATAAAAAATATAATTCTGAGCCTTGTATAACGGCTGATTTAAAACTTAAACCCATGAAAATCCTATAGAGACCTTAATTGCTTTACTACGTTCTGGTCAAGTATTATATCGGTGTCGCGAATATCTTTACTTCTTATACTGCGAACGATTTTCGGCATCCTCTTTAAATAAATTAAAAAAGGCTTTAATACTTGCCAACTGTTTTCGTCAATTTTGTAAAATAATATTCGAGTAGCAGCTTCATTATCGAATAAATTATATATCATAATCAAATGGTTAAGAATTAACCTTTGTTTTAACTCATGAGTTGTTAGATAATGATTTAAAAGTCTTTTTAGATATTTAAACCTTTTCATATCATCTCTATAATCCTCTGTACCGATACACTGTGGATTATCATAATATTTCATGCAATATAATTCTATATTATTTTCACTTATATCATCAAAATTCACTTTTTATCTTTTTTCTCACTTTTGGGAGTTTTGGTTTTCTCCCCATTATCTTTGTTATCAGTTTCTTTATTATTAATCATACTTAAATAATGATTAGAAACTTGAATCGCGCCATCAAGATGATTAAGCGTCCGCTCCAAATTTTGGATCTCCTCGGACGCTTGATCTAATCTTTTTTGAACTTGTTCCCTGTCTTTTGTCAGGAAGTCCAATTGTTTTTGTACTTCACTTTGTTCAATCATAATATACCATTAATTAGTTTTTATTAACCAATATTATCCCACAATAGAATATATTTAGTTACGCCAGATACACAACATTTAATTGCGCCGTTAGCAGGTGATGTATACGAACCAGTAGTGTTTGCACCGGTTGTAAAGAAAGCTCCTACGTTTGCACCAGCTGCCGCACCATAACCTCCACCTGGAGTTGCATCAAAAGCAAAGGAAACATTCTGTGATGCTCCTGTCAATGTGCTAGCAACATCAAATTTGATAAATGCTGTTGGTGAAGCACTTGGGGCTGCCGCAGTGTTAGCATGAGACAAGATCATAACATATGAATTACCTGAATCGGCACTATCAAATGTATTTAAATCGAGTGTTCCTTTCATGGCTGATGTTTCTGCAGTATAAGCAACATTAGCGTCGTGAATTTTAACTGTTGCTGCTGAACATGTTAATGTTCCAACATTAGCTTGTGTTGCACCTGCACCTTTTGCATCAACGATAATTTGTGATGTAGTAATAGTATTAAAAACATCTGTTGATGAAGGTGTGATATTTGCGGTGTGGGTTGTTTTGTGAATTATCTCTTCAGTAGCCGCCGCTGTACCGGTAATGGTATGAGTAACGTTTGCTAAGAAATCTTTAACTGAGAGTTTCTTATTCACAGGTGATCCACTAGGATCATCAATAACATGAAGTAAATCTTCTGACGCCGCTTCTGACGCGGGCGTTAACGCGGTTATTTTCTTATCAGCCATCTCTTATCTCCTTGCTGGCTTTGAAGGTGGGACTCACCACCAGTTAAAATCATGCTGAGAATCGCTCTCTTATGCGAAGGGTGTTTCTCAGACATCCGAATATTTATGATACTATCCCTAAACGGGTTAACTCCGTAATTATGTGCGCTGCTGTACTAGCACCAGCCACAAACGAAGTATTTTGTGATACAGGGGCAGTACCATAAAACCCCACCGTATCTGTAGCGCTTCCTATTTGCATAGCGCCTCTAAATCTCATTACCGTAGTATTAGCCGAAATATACATATCTTTCTCAACACCATCTTCCAGTGCCATATCCATTCCGGATTCTAATTGTAAGTTTCCAGTTTCTGAAAAATTACTAGTAAAAGTACCATTGTCTGGTACACTATCTTCTATTAATAAACTACCTTGAAAATCTATTCTTGATTCCAATAATCCAACAATTTGCCATCGATCAGTTGTCTTATGGCCAGTGACGTCGTCGAATTTAACACTAATACCATTAGCAAGAGCTTGTGTTCCGCCTGTAATATCAACTGTTGTTGCTCCGGTTGATGTATTACCATCTCTCCACCATTTAAAAGTATCATTAGCGGAAACAGAAGTACCATCAATTTCAACATGCCATACCGAATTTTCTGCCATATCTAAAGTTCCCAAAATAACTGTCATATCATCTTGTTCACCCTTTAAAACTTCGGGCTGTAAGACAGTCGGATGATTTCTTAGATTTAAATCTCTGGCAACATTTGTATCGGCACGAGATTGAACTTTATTTGCAACACTGCGCGTGGTTGTATCTGTAGATAATGCTGACAACAGATTATCCAATCTAATCTTTTTATTAACTGGATTACCTATTGGATCATCAACTATGATCAATAAATCTTCAGAGGTAGGCGATTCGTGAGTATTTAAAGCTGGTATTGTTTTATCTGCCATCTAATTCTTTTTCTCTGATTCAAGTCCTTGCAATTCTGGTATTTCAACTTCTTTAGATTCAGCTGTAGTTAAAATATCATCACAAGCACTAATTGCACCTTGATAAACATGTATATTATTTTTCGTTTGCTCAACTTCTTGAAGCATATGCGAAAGCCGAGATTCTAACTCAGCTTTCGCTTTAACGTGGCCTTCACGGCGTTCAATAATTGTGCTCACATTTACATTTTCAATATATTCCATAATATTATTTAACTATTAAGTTACTGTTAATGTTACCGCAGTTAATCCTGAAAGAACTAATAATGCAGCTGTAGTAGTTCCACCAACTGTAGTATCAGAAATTGTTCCGCCAGCAAGTAAAACGTTAGCTCCACCTAATGTAAGAACATCGCTTGTTGCAACTGTTTCAGATGCTTTGGTGAACGTAAGTCTATTCGTTCCGGAACCTGAAGCATAAACACAAACATGTGGTCCTCGACCTGATCCGGTTCCTTGGTTTCCATTAGCAATGGAAACTGTAGGTGATCCGACAACTGTAACTCTTTCATCCCAAGTGATCTGAACAGATATTGTTCGTGATCCACCTGTGATTGCAGAAGCTGTAAATCTCATTGATGTAATAGATGGTGCGGCAAGTGCGGTACCAAGACCACCCATTGCAACTAGAATCTCTGGGGATGCTGAAGCATTTTTACTGGCTTTAGTATTAATAACCCAGCCATTGTCAGCGCCATAGATATCTTGTTTATTGTATATTGCACCTTCTGTGGTACCTATATATTTTGGTTTTTGCGCCTGTGTACCAGCAGCGGCTTTTCCCCATAGAGGCATGAATTCTCCTTATTAATTTATAAAATATTTATAACAATTTTTTAAATTCATTCATAGATATCGTATCTATGTTAGAAATATCTTTATTAAAGCATTTCTCTTCCTGAACATGTATAAAATCTATTTCAGGAAAATGTTCGGTAAACATTACTTCAAAATTCTGAATCCATCCCTTAGCCTGAACCGGTAAAGCATAACTCGGAGCATAACAATCTGTATCTTTATAAATGTTGTTTACTTTTCCTTTATTTATGTTAAAATCAAAGCCAACTAAGTATACCTTGTCGGGTTTTTCATTCTCACAACATAACCAAGTTGCAAGTGGCCCTGAATCTAACATAGGTATATGTTTTTTATCATCCACCACATCTATCTTATCTTCTTCTGATACCCATGTGAACCAATAACAAGGTTCTTCAGCTAAATCCATTGTCTGGGTATCATCATGAAAAACTCTACTGATCTCTTGTCCGTAGTGAGCGAATTTATAACCTGTGTTCGCGTTTTCTTCTACTTTTCTTCCCGGAATTATTGATTGCCGAAAAACTGGATACATTTCGGGATCCAGTAATGTAAAATTTCTAAACCAACAATGATTTGACTTTGGATATTGGGATTCTACTATTTCATGTAGCATCTTATTATCAATACAAATGAGATGGGATGGATTCCAATCTCTGTACATTGCATTGCAACCGTAAGTCGTATGTTCTAATAATATATCGAGGTTTAAGTCTTTACGACTTTCCCCATTTCCAATCACTATATGCATATTTGTTTATTGCTGCGCCTCTGCTGGCTTAGATCCCATAGGTACTGCTGGTCTAGGTGACGCATATGAATAAGCATCTCCAACTCTTGAAATTTGACCGGCTTCCACCATGTCATCTAACATTTTTTGGACTTCCATTGGACTACATCTCAAAGCTCTGGCGATAGATGAAGCCGAAGCAGGCTTATCATCAACAGCAAATTCAGCACCCGCAGGCTCCCCATCAATGCTAGCATAAGAACTACGGAACAATTCCAAAATCTGATCATGTAAAGGATTAGTGTTACCTTCGTTCATTTTACTTTTGTATTTTCGTACAAAAGCAAGTCCTGTACTTTCTTTTTTCATTTTATCCTCATCTGGATTCATTTCAACTTTATTGTTGACTTTGCCGCTTTCTTTTACTTTGGAAGAATCTTCTTCTTTGTCTTCCATTGCTTTAGAAATTGCTTTTCTTTTTTTATGTAAAAACTCATCAGAATCATCAGTATCACCATCGTTGTCGATGTCTGGATCTTTTCTGTCTTTTACTGATTTCTTTTTCAAAGCCATAGGTTGAACCGCATCTAATCCATCACCATCATCTGACTTATTATTCTTATTGGTTTCATTAGTTATATCGACCTCTACTGGTTGTCTCTTACCTAGAATTTCTTTAGCCTTTTCATAGGCTAATTTTTTAATCTTTTCTTTGAAGATTCTACGTCTAGCATCGAGTCTTTCGATTGATTCTTCTTCTTCAATACT